ACAGCATCCTGTCTGATCCCGCCGGCGGCGCTGCGGGCGACACCAGCGGGAACAACACCTTCACGCTGGAGACCGTCGTGATTAATAGCGTCGAGTACGCGACGGTGGCGCAAGTGCGGGAGATGGGCCGTCACGCCGCCAAGCAGGGCGCTGAGGGCGGCTACAACAAGACTATGGGTGCCATGCGCAACTCCCGTAGCCAGCGTTCACGGATCGGCCTGCAATGACCATCGAAGCCATTACCAACTTCATCACCGTCACTGACCGCAGTGGGGTGGTGCAGCACCGCTATCAGAACGGCAAGGTCGGCAGCACCATCGCCCTAGATGGGGTTGAGCATTTCTTTCTGAGTTACTTCTACAGAGGTGCTGCCAAGAATCGCACGGGCGACAACCTTGAAGCCGAGCTGACCCTGGCCAGCAATGCGGTGGCCATGAACATCGCCCATGAAGCTGTCCGCAACAAGTGGATGGTGGAGGTCAAGACGTGCTCGATGCACCCAACCACCTGGGCAGTGGGTCGTGTCATTACCAGGGAGATCTGGCTGGCGGCATCAATGAGCTACGACCCCGAGAAGCTGACGGTGCTGCTCAGCAGCGGCATTGATGCAGTGGGTGCATCGGCGCCGACCAGGACGCTGACAACGGCGAAGGTGGGGATGCTGCCCACCAGCGCCAGCATCAGCAACAGGTGAGGCCCCATGAGCTGGTGGGATTGCCCTATCGGCTCGGTGCGTCGCCCGAGCGGCATGGCGCCACCGATTGCGTTGGATTGGCGCGATGTGTCCTGGCGGCTTATGGCATCACCACGCCGCAACCAACGCGAGACTGGTACAGGCGGCTACGCCAGGGCGATACCAGCATCTTCCGCGAGCAGCTGCAGCTCTGGGGCGTGCGGATTGATGAGCCTAGACTGGGCGCAGTTGCCCTCTGCCACGCAGAACATGGCTACGGGCTGGCAGTGTGGTGGCAGGACGGATGGCTGAGCTACAGGGCGGATCAGGTGTGCTGGTCCCCACCGGCAATGCTGCCGGTGTGCGAGATCTACTGCCCTACGAACTGCAGCTCTGTGAGTTTGCCGGGATAACGCCTGAGGAGTATCTCTATTTCCAGCGGCTTTCTGATGCGTACAACGGAAAGCGCTCCGAGGAGTACGAGCACATTCCTGATGCTCAGAACGGATTCCTTATTCCAATTCTGATCAATTTAGTCATCGGGATAGCGCTTTCAGCTATCGGCGCATTGCTTGCGCCCAAGCCGAAGACACCCGAGGCGAAGACGCCCCCGCAGCTCAAAACTGCGGATGTAACGGGTGCCAGCAGATTCACCAGCGCCAACGGGTTTGACAGCGTTCAACAGCTCGCCAGCCTTGGCGAAACGGTGCCCCTGGTGTTCGCCAACCGCAATGGCAATGTTGGTGGCATTCGCGTTAAGACCCTGCTGCTGTGGTCTCAGCTACTGAGCCAACAGGTAGGGCAGCAGCTCAAAGCGTTAATGCTGTTATCAGCTGGCGAGCTGGCAGCGTCGCCTGAGTTTGCGGGCTATGCCATTGGCGACCAGACCCTGAAGAACTACACCACCGCCAAGGTGGGTCTGTACCGCCGGCTGAATGGTGGTCGAGTCACGGAGTCCGACCGCTATAGCGAGGGGACCATTGGTGCATCCCCAAGCGCTGATGTCTTCAGTGTCTACGACGACGCCAGCGAGGCGTATAAGCCATGGTTTAGTGGGGCACGTAGCACCTCAACGCAGACAGAGTTTGGCTGCTTCCACCCGATGGTGAACGCCACACCGTATCGCTTGCCCTACGAGCTGATTCTGATTAGCCACGATATGGATCAAAATCTTAAGAACGATGCTCTTCGCAAAAGAGAAAAGATTAATCGGGACTATTTGACTAGGGCGGCCATTACCAGCGCCGACAGTACCACCGTGGTCTACACGATTACCGGAGGCCAAGACCCTGCAGATGCCTACGGACCATGGGGTCTTGAGGATGTCAACGCCGCAGTTGAAGACTTGCGCGTCGTTGCTGATGACAACATTCAGATTGGCGGCCTGTATATGGCTGGCTCTGCTCAGGTTGTTTGCACTGCAACCAGCGCCGAGGAGATCTGGGAGCTAGGCAAGAGCAAGACCTACACCTTCCGCGTGGAAGAACCAGGAGAGGTAAGCACCTTCAATCCAGAAGCAGGCGGTAACAGCACCAGCGGCTGGGTCCTTCAACGACTTGCCATCGGGACGGTTTCCAACAACCGCGCCTGCAACATCACGGAGATCGGCATTAAGTCAACGGTCTGGAAGCAGATCACTGGTTTCCCCAACGTCAATAGCCAACCTAATGACTCCACCATTGGATATTACGAAAGCAAAAACGGCAGTATCCAGTTAGGAAACATTCAGCGGTATCACAGGAGGGTCAGCTTCTTTCGGATGCAGGTACGACCACTGGGCCTGACTGACGCAGCTTGGACGACGCTGGATGGCGGCAAGCTGTTTGCCGTAGAAGGAAGCACACCCCAACCGCGCTACAACTACATCCGTGTTGTTCATCCGTTTAGACAGTACGAGTTCCGCTTTGTTCCAGTGCCGGGAGCTGAAGTCATTGCTAAGTGGCGCGGACAGTCTGTTTATTTTCTCGGCAGTGGCTTTCTTCAGCGGTTTGCCCGCGATGAGTTCATCGTGACCTTTACGGGTTACATCAAGGTGCTGCAGCCAAGCCTGATAAACAATGCTGACTGGATTGTGGGTGCTACACCCGCGCAGTTTGCAGGCATTATTCAGTCCATATCGCCACTGACAGCAGGTTCCGCTAAACCAACGCAGACTGTGCAAGGAGAGCGCTACGAGGCGTCAGCCGAGCCGTGGAACGACTGGGGGGACTACCAGTTTGCGTGGATCGAAAAGGACGGATATTATGCTGCTGTGTATTGGAACTCTCAGCGGTACGACAACTCCGCCGACGGACTAAATGAACTTGGCTTTTATCGTGGCACTGTACAGGTTTACCTGAACGTATATTCCGTCATAGGGCCCATAACGACCGTGGAAGAGCCGGTCGCTTCAGGAGTGTTCACGGGAACGGGTGGCTCAGGATCAGGGGCGTCTGTCCGCGTTACCGCCTGGTCTAACGACTACAGGGAGTTTGCTGTGGTCGATGGCGGAAAGGGATACTTCGACAGGGAGGCAATCACAGTCAGTGCGTTTGGTGGCAGCCATACCCTAACGATTAGGACTGAAGAGCAGATATTCGACAACAGCCTGAACCTCAATCCATTTGATGCTGTTAATGACATCAAGCGCTATGACGCTGAGCGCACAAGTCACATGGATGGCCCTGAGCACAGCATTGTCTATGTGAACGAACAGGTCACGCAAGTTCCGCCGCAATACGAGGACCTGGCGCTGGTGGGCCTGCGGCTGAACGCCAGCAAGGAGTGGAGCAGCTTCCAGCAGCTCAGCGCCTATGTGCAGAAGGGCATCGTGGTCGAGCGGCTGATTGACGACAGCGGCAACCCGATCACAGGACTGCGCGGCCCAACCAACAACTTGGCCGAGATTGCCTACGCCTTGCTGACGGATTCCAGGCTTGGAGCAGGTGAGGCCATCGGCAGCCAAGCCGTTGATCGCCAGCGGATGACGATTGCTGCGCAGTTCTGCCGCGCCAATGGTTTCACCTGGGATGGCGTACTGGCTGAGCGGCTCAACCTGCGTAACTGGATCTTTGAGCAAGCCAGCTACTGCCTGCTGGACTTCACGATTCTGGGCGGCCAGTTCAGCCTGATGCCGTCTGTGCCCTTCAGCGGCGATTACAGGATCGACCCAGCGGCGAAGGTCAAGATCAGCGCGTTGTTCACTGACGGGAACATCCGCAACCTGAAGGTGAGCTGGCTGAGCCCCGAGGAGCGGCAGCTCTTCAAGGCGGTGGTCAAGTGGAGGCAGGAGCAGCTCAATGGTTTCAGCCAGGAACGCATGTTCACGATTCGCCTGTCGGATGCCCAAGGCGGTCGTGACGACGACCCAGAAGAGGAGTTCGATCTATCGGGTTTCTGCACGACCCAGCAGCAGGGACTCACCTTCGCCCAGTACGCCTTGAGGCTGCGCAAGGAGGTCGATCACGCTCTGACCTTCGAGACCACCCCGCAGGCGGCGATGGGCCTGGAGCCTGGCCAATACTTCAGGCTGGTCTCCGAGGTCACTCACACCTCACGGTTCAACAACGGTGTGATCAACAGCGAGGGCACGGTGATCAGCACGACCGGCCTGGCTGACGGCGATCACGCGATCTTGTATTGGGTGCCTGGCACCACCGAGGTGCAGGAGGCGACGGTGACGGTGGTCGGCGGCGTCGCTCAGCAGGCAGCCTTGAGAGGTGTTGTGTTCACCCTGAAGAACACGACCACCACCAGCAAGATCTACAAGGTCGAAACGTTGTCGTACACAGAGGACGGCTTCGTGGAGGTGGCGGGTAGCTATCAGCCAACGACTGACGGTGGAGCGCTAACTACACTGCAGTGGGCGGATGCCGACTTCGTGGTGGAGACAGGCTGATGGCAGCAGTTGCGTTTCCAGCCCTTGTCCCAAGCGGCCGCCGCTACAACCCCGGCAAGTATCCCCAGGGGGAGTTCAAGGCGCTGAATGGCGCCACCACTACCTTGAGGTACGGCAACCGCCGGTATGACGCGGAGCTGGAGCTGACCTTCCAGAACATCACAGACGACAACGCAGCAACAGTGCTGGGGCTGTACGAGCGCTCGATGGCGGCCGATGACTGGATCGCCTTCACCCAGGCTGATGGTGCTGGTGGTTCGAGCAATGCCCTGGCCAGCTACATCAGGGAGGTCGGTGGCAGCGGGCTCCGGTGGCGCTTTAGCGAGCCTCCCACTGTGGACAGCGTTGTCCCAGGCCGCAGCACGATGCAGTGCCGGCTGATTGGCCGACTTGATCCCAACTAGAGTGACCGTATTTA